TGCTGTAGCACTTCTTTCGATAAAGTTAGTTTTAACTTTTGCGAAGTGTGTTTTAGCTTCACGTACAAGGCGTACCTTGGTTTCAGCTAAGTCTTTCTTATCTTCATTGAATTCTGCGATTTCACCTGCTAGAGACTCAACAACAAACTCTTCAAGCTTGGCATATGATTCAGCCATTGCTTTCTTGTCTGCTCTTAATTCTTTAATTTCGCTTGCTAAGTTCTCAGCAACGAAACCCTTCAGTAGATCTGCATTTTCACGTTGGGCAACAGCATATTTTGCTTTTGCTTCTGCGAGCTGCTTGCGGTCATCCACAAACTCTGCGATCTCTTCAGCAAGACGCTCAGAAAGCATTGAGTCGATAGCTTCAACCATAGTTGACTTATCGTGCTCATACTTTTGTGCAAACTCTTCACGTAACTCAGCAGTTGCCTGCATTTTGTTTTCCTGAATCTTTTGCGTCCAAGCTTCTTCAATTTGATCTCTAATCTCAGTTGAAACAACGTCATTTTCAAATAGAGTTTTTAGTGCATCTATCATTTTAATTTCTCCTGTTTCATTGGAGTTTACTGATTATATTAATCAGTGATTCCTTAAGATACTTCTGTGCCTTTGTGTCGTGCTTTGTTGCCTGTGCTAGTTCCCATGCCTTCATTCCGCCACGTGTATTCATTAAATTTTCATAAATTGCTGTGGGGTATGCACCAGGGGCGCTAGGCTGAGCCACAACGTCCACAGTGATTATTTCAAAGTCAGAGACGGTATTACTGCCGTCTTCTGCTACATTACCGCTACCACGTGACGAGACGCCTAGTTTAACGCCTGCTTCAAGCATCGTTTTAACTAGGTTCCCCATCGGTGTTGGTAAAATCTTCATCTTGCCGTAACCGTTATCACCATCCATCCACGTTTCCGTGATCATATGGCTTACACGATCAATATTTATATTAAGTCCTTCTGGATGATCAACTTCTCCGAGAACACTGTATCCTCCAGTAATTTGATCATTGAGAGTTTTGACAGCCCTGCCTATTTCATTTACAGGATACACTCGCTGATTAGCATTGCGAACGCCACCTTGGATCATAATACCTTTTAAATAAAGGTCTTTTCCTTCGTTGGCATTCTCAAGTACTATATTAGCTTGGTCGAATGTCAAATGCTCTTGTAGGTTTTTCATCAATCAGTCCTTAACCTTGCTTACTTAGCTCGCTTGCTTAACTTGTTTAGAGTTGAACCAGCTGCTTTGTCAGCAGTTTCGCCAGCGCCTTTCTTTTCTGCGCCATGCCCTGCAGGAACAGTTTTACCTGCTTTTGCAGCCTTGCCACCAGGAACGTTAACGTTACCAGTACCAATGTCTTTTGCGTTTTGGTCGTTTAAAGCACTGCCTGCAATTTTCTTGCCTGCACCTGTTTCTGAACTAGCGTCTGAGCCAGCTTGATTCAAGTTACCTGATGTGCCGCCCATGTTGTTTGGCTTTGCAACTGCTGATGCATTGTTTGCACCGTTGTCGCCCATTGTAGCTGATACTTTTTCTACGTACTCACGCATTGTTTCGCTTGCTGACTTTTCAGTTGTGTCTTCTTCAACTTCTTCGTCATCTTCGTCATCTTCGTCTGCTGCTTCAAAAGCCATTGCTTCTTCTGGCTCTTCTTCAGCATCCATATCCATGTCGTCTTCTGCATCGTCGTCAGCTTCTTCGCCATCGTCTTCGCCTTCGTCGTCACCAGCCATCATTTTTTCAAATTCAGCTTTTAGATCATCTAATGCATCTTCTAGGTCTTCAACACGATCTTCAACATCACCTTCTGGTGCGTCTTCGCCGTCGTCTTCACCTTCGTCGTCCATGTCCATACCTAAGTCATTAGCTAAGTCGCCTGTCTGGTCCATCGGTCCCATGTCGTCGTCTGCTTCAACACTCATTGTGTCTAACTCAAAGTTTTCGTCTAGATCTTCGTCTGACTCATCTACTTCTTCGTCGTCTGCTTCGTCTAGGTCTTCGTCTGACTCATCTACTGCTTCGTCATCAGCTTCATCAACTTCAGCTTCGTCTTCTAGTAGTGACTCATAGATATCGCGTGATTTCTCAACTACGATCTCGTGAAATAATTCTTGTGCTGCTGCTTTGTCTTCGTTGACAAGTAGCTCTAGCATTTGTTCAAATTTATTTTGATCTGACATTGTTTAACTCCTATAAATGTTTTAGTTTACACATGTACATGCATAGCACATACGCCTGTGTTGGGCTGTCATATTGTATTTACTATTTATACAGAAAAGTATGCAGAAATAGGCTCATAACGAGCCGTTTTGGTTGAGATTATTAAAGGTCGAAGATTTTATTAAATTCTTCAACTGTAATATGAGTTAAATTACCAATTTTAGAAAATTCCGGTGGAATAAACGGATCTTTTTCTTCTACTACTCTTATATATCTCTTTTCAGAATATTTCTGACATGTAATACATGTTTGTTTTAACCAATTTCCATGATATGTTGCACGTTCGTGACTTCTTTTATAATTTGGCGTACTTGAGTATACATTATTAATCTTGTTGTTTAATCCTTGATAATCAAACCCAATTATATATATGTCTTGTACATCATGTGTACTTGCAAGCCATAACGCAGTTGGTCCACTGCTCCAACCTTTACTAGGATTAAAAAAATTAAATCCATTCATTCCATTAAATCCACGATTAGGATTAGTCCATACTGAATGACTATGCTGGAACCCAGCTTTATTAATTTCTAAGATCATTTTAGTATCAACTGCAATTAAGAAATCAGGTTCAAATTCTCTATATAAAGCATTGCATCCGTATATAATACCTTTATTAGATAATTGTGTGTGATCTATATCTGTACGGCTAGTACCGTTTCCTAATACAAAGGCAATTTTATTTTTTAATTTAGGTGTAAACCATAAAGGAATCTTTACTTCGGGTTTTTGTGCAAGAACTTTAATTCTTCGATCTTTTTCTTTTTTTGCTTTGCGTTCGGCACGAACTTTAATCCACTCTTCTTTAGTGTATTGAGACTTGTCTATTTTTGCCAATTATCATACTCCGCCAGCTTCTGCGTTTGCTGCTAGTCCATACATCTGTTTAATGAAGTTTTGTTCTTCACGTGCTTCTTCTGTATGTAGCTCAGATGCTTTGCGGATACGATTGATTTGACTAAGAGTCAATCTTGTTTTACGAGTATCGTCTTTTTCCATAGGTGAATCGTCATAGTCTGCTTCGTAGCGTTTATCGTCTACAAATTCAACAGTTTCACGGTCGTGATAAAATAGTTCTCTTAGTATCATATTGTATTTATATCGTTTGCTCAGTTCCTGCTGCCGGAGCACCAAGTTCTTGTCCTGTAACAGTTTCTGGTCCCGCACCATCTCCGCCTTCTACTCCGCCGGCATCTTCTGGAGCTTCATCTTCAATGCCGCCTAGGTCTGCTCCAATACCTGCACTACTAATGCCTGCATCACGCATCTCTGCACTCGGATCACCTGGCAGCGGCTCTAAGTTTTCTTCATTCTCTTCGCGCCATAGTCTTTCATTCTCAGCAAGCTCTTCTTCAGACAATCCTAAGAAACGTTGCATTGCAAAACGATTTGAAATATAAGGAATAGCACTCATTTGTGTATATGTTGGTACACGAGCGTTATCAATCTCAGCTTGTCTGTAACTTGCAAAGTTCTGTGGTGGTTGGAATTTAAGATCAAACATTGCAGTATCAATGTTTACGCCTTTTTCTAACAAGTAACGTTTAAACTCTGTGTCAAACTCTTCAACAATTAAGTTTTGTAGTCTTTCGCAGTAAGTGTTAAATCTTAGTTCTTGTATGTAAGCTGTGCCGACTCGTCCGTCATTGTATTGAGAAGCACTGTCGTCAGCCCCGGTTGGTAAATAGCTGCTAGGGATTCGTAAACCACGTACGAGCTTATTAGTAAAATATCTAAGGTCATCAATTTCTCCAAGGTTAGTACCGCCAGGTAATGTTTCAACTTTTGAACCACGACCTTCTGCTGTTTGTGGAAAGAAGTAATCTTCGTTGATTGACAAAGGATTGTATGAACTGTCTATGACATTAGCACCACCCCCTGTTGACGATGGGATTCGTCTTTGGTGTATTTCCGTCTTAACACGCTCCACAAACTGCATAGCAAGGTGTGATGGCATGTTACCCACATCAACGTAGAATACCCTACGCTCTGGCGCTCGTTGAACTCGATAAATGATGATTGCATCTTCGAGTAATTCTTTTTGCTTGTATACTTTAAAAATTGTTTCTAATAAACTGTTACCAAACGGATAGTTGTTGTCTAATCCTTCTGATAAACTTAAATGAACTACGTGATCTGCATCTACAGTAAGTTCGCCGTCGTCAGTACTAAATCGCGATCCGCTTATGCCTCCAGTTGGGCCCAACATTCCTTTGGCGCCGCCTGCTGAACTAGATGACTGATATTGTCCGCCGCCTGCAGGACTCATGTTGCCGTTGTTTACATACGGAGTTGTTGCAATGCCGTCTTTAAAATTAAAGTTTACATTTTTAATAACATACTGCTCAGGAGTTTTACCTTCACTTTCGTTTACAATGATACGTGTTACGTTTGCAGGATCAACATGAAACCATTTTTTAGTTTCTGGATCTCTGAGGAAGAATTGATCTCCCATTTTAAATACGTTACGTAGTATTCTAAATATCTTTGTCTCAAAGCTTTGTAGCTTTGCCCATTGCTGTAAATATTGGCCAATAATAGTAACTTCACTATTGGTTGCTTTCTTTCCTCTATAGTCTACAAGAAAAGGTGTGTTATTTTGTGCGTTCTTTTGTGTGCAAAACTCAGCAAGGATGTCAAGTGCAGCATTAACTTCACTGTCTTGATCCATTGTGTTATATTGTCCGTAGCGTTCAACTCTGTTTGGCGAACCTACATACACATCAGGCAAGTAACTTGAATAGTTAGAACGTGCTGGGCCAGCCATGTTGCCGGTACCACGGCTTGTAAACGGACTATAACTTCCGCCTTGATTATCACCTGTTGCTACTGGTGTAAAATGTTTCTTCCAACTCATTTATTGCTCCTTGACATCAGTTAATTACTCCGCCTAGCGCAATATTTCCTGACATGTTTTTAGTGTTCTTAGCAGTTGTCTCTTCAAAGCCTTTAATCAATCTTAATTCATTTAGAACAAGACCTAGTGTACTATTTAACTGTTCTGAGCCTGCGCTGCCACCATTGTTGAGTCCGCTAACACTGTTTATCATATCGCCAGCGTTAGTTCCTGTGCCTGCTGAAAACATTCCGTTATTGTCTTTAGCTAGTTCGTCATTAACATTATTTAAAGCTATAACTAACTTCTCCATAGCACTAGTATAACTTATAACTCCGTCTGTGTCAAGTGAATTAACTGCATCAAACTGTGTTTGTAGGTTTGGTATTTCAGCAAACGTTTTTAATCCATCTGAAAACACAGAAAGATCAGTGGAAGCAAGATATCCAAGTTGAGAAACATCTAATCTTTTCAATCCTTTGTTAAAATCACTCAAGTCTACTGTATTAGCTAGGGCTAAATTTTCAAATTGGTCTTTTAGTCCAGCAATTTCAGAAAATGTTTTTAATCCAGTTGCAAACGCTGTAAAATTTATATCTGCAATCCTTGATAGCTTATTAGGATTTAATCTAGTAATACCTTGATTAAAGTCATCAAAACTTATTGCAGCAACTCTTTCCATTCTTGATACTTGAGCTTCTGATAGCATTAATGCCGCGTCTGTACCTGCTGGCTTTGTACCTGCGTTACCTTTTTCTGCGGCACTGGCAGCAATTTCTTCTGGTGACGAACCAAGCATGCCTAATGTTAAGCCATTTAACATACTAGATCCTGCATTGCCCATTTTTTCGCCGAAGCCTGCATCTGGATCAGCATTATATCCGCCGGCTCCATCAAAGGCGGCCATGCCTCCCACCACTATTAATCCAACGCCTGGAATAAATTTTAATCCTTGTGCGGCTAATCTTACAGCGGTTTTTTTAGCAGCAGCCTTTGCAGCAGGCCCATCTAATTTTGTAAATTGTCCACCAATTTTTTTGCCATCTATATCAACTGCACCTGCAGGAGCTCTGCCAACTGTTGGTTTTAACGCATTTGCTGCTGTTGCTGCTGTTGCTGCTGTTGTTGCTGCCGTTGCTGTTGCTGCTGCGGCTGCTACTTTTGTTGCTGTTTTGCCGAATCCTAAAAGTTTAAACATCGAACCAATACCAGCAGCCATAGCTACTGCAACGCTGCCAAGTGGTGTAAATAATAGCCCAGCGCCAATGATCATTGCTTTCTGCCAACCAGATGTTTCTTTCCAAAATGCGGTTGCGCCAGCTAGCATTGTGTCCATAGTTGTTTTTGCTAGACCTTTCTCACTAAGGTCGTTAACAAGCGTATCTAATGCTGTTCCCATGGATTCAATCGATGTTTTAGCTGTAGCCATAGCATCTGTAAACAGTTTACTATCAGGTATTTTTGCTATTTGATCAGTAATTGCTTTTACAGCACCTGCCGCAGCGTTTATTAAAGGAATTTTAACGCTCTTTTCTAACTCAATTTGTACTTTTGCTGCTGTAATCTTTAATTGATTTGCAGCTTCAATAACAGGGTCTATGATGGTTTTGGACGCGTCAGACGCGTCTTGAGCAGTTTTCACTGCTTGAGCGGCTGCTGCAACGTTTAACTGACCCTGCTCATTAATAAAGCCAGCTAATAGTTCGCCCTTACCAACGAACATAGCGTCAAATTCTAAGCCGGCATCGCCGCCAGCACCTTGCATAGATAGCTGTGTTGACAAATTCTTAGCCATATCAAATTGTGATTGCAAAATACCAACTTGTAATGCACCAGCATTAGCTGCATTTGTCTCAATAGATACGCTTGCACTTAGTGCATCAGCAACACTCTTTTGTACTAAAGCATACCCATCGGTGTTTAATGCAACAAATTGTTGAGCAGCTCTTGTCATCGGAGGCATAT